CAGCGCGCGCTTTTTGGCGGCCTCTTCCAGCACCGAAAAGCGGGATTGTTGTTTCCACAATTCCTGCCGCTGCTGGCTGATGGTATCAGTGATGCTCTTATGCTCCTGCAGAGTGCGTAACTGCGCCTCCAGCTCCAGCGTCTGCGCGCTGGCAGTATCGACACTTTTCACGCCTGCTGGCGTTTTCACTGCTGACGGTTTTTTAGGCTTCTTCAGCGAGTCGTCGTATTCCTTCTTAGCGGCTGCCATCAGAATGTTGTAATCAGCCTGGAGGATACGTCCGTCTTTGATGGCCTGATTATATTCTTTCTGTTTTGCCGTAAATTTATCCAAAGCTGATTCGGTCTTTGAATATGCAGCCTGCGCCTGCGCGGCATACTTCTGGCGGTCAGATTCAATCACTGCCTCGCGGGCGGCGTTATCCTCAGTTGCCTTTGCCACACTGGCCTGCTGCTGAGCCATTTCCAGTGCAAGGCGGGCAGACTCCCGATCGTTCCAGTAGCTGGCGCGCGCATCATCATTGACATAACCATCACCTTTACGCAGATTCCAGATTTCATCCGCCCGCTTAAAGGCCGCTTCCGCTTTGGCAACCATCTCCTGCGTGGTGTCAGGCCGCCCAATATCGAGCGCCGCATCCCACATCGATTTAAAGGCACGCTTCAGGCTGTCGGCAGCAGTCTCAATCGACCCCATATTGTCGCGCAGGCTCTTTGTCTTTTCGCGAAAACCGTTCGTCGCCGCATCATTAGCTGCCTGTAGAGCCCCGACCTCATCCCCGGCACGCTGCAGTTGCGCCACATAAGCAATCTGTTCCGCGGTAACGTTGTGGAACTGTTGCGCCATAGCAATAAGGCCTGAAGTCGGATCATTCGTCAGTTTGCCAAATGCCGCTGCCACCTTGTCGACCGGCACGCCCGACGCATCGGTGAACTTCGCTACCGCCTGACTCATCTCATCGAACCGGGCACCGGCACGCACTCCGGCGTTGACCAGCTCCGTCAGCGCGCTGCTGGTCTGGTTAAACGTGAGTCCCGCCTGCTCGCCGGATTTCGCCAGCACCAGCATGCGGTTTGAGGTCAGCCCGGCAGTGTTACCGGACAGGACCAGCGTTTTGTTGAAATCAGACAGCGTGGACGAGCCCTGATACCAGGCGTAAACCACCGCTCCAGTGGCGGCAGCCAGCGCGCCAACACCTACCATCACCGGCGATATGGTGCCCAGCAACGCCCGAAAGGTCGGAATAATACCGCCGAAGGAGTCTTTCACCTGACCGCCCTGCTGCAGCAGGATAAGCCACGGACTCTGCCCACCGGCCAGCTGGGTGGCGATATCCGTAAACTGCGCAGGCAGCATACGCATCGCCGCGTTATACTGGCCTACAGAAATACCGGCCTTCTTCGCTGCGCTCTCCTGGCGGGTAAATGACTGTTGCACTTTCAGGGCAGAGTCATTCGCTGCGTCCCCCGTCTGCTTAAACTGCCTTTTTACGTACTCCATCTGCTCGTTGAACTTTGACGAATTAACGTCAAGGTTAACGACCAGGTCACCCACTGCCGTCTGGGCCATAGCGAACACCTCCTGAAATGCCCTCGGCCTTTGCCATCAGCACAGCGTCACCGGGTTCATCGTCGGCAATATCCTCCGCAGAAGGTGAAAGCAGGCTGAAGCTGGCAGGGGTTGATGTGGTTTTGGGGTCAAGCGCGGTAATGACGATATGCATCAGCGAGGAAAAATGTGCATCCAGTTGCACATCATTAAAAAAATTGTCCTGGTAGAACGTTCGCCAGTCGGCATATTCCGTTGACGACATACCAGCAAGCATGGCGCGCCAGTCCGGGCGGCGAAATTCACGCGCCAGTTTCAGGACGAATGTCAGCTCGCTGGCGAGGACTTTTCCAGACTGACCGGCTCAGTCACAGCGATATCCTCTGGATCATTCGCTTCCTGCAGAGGCACCATGCCGGATAACAGCTTCACGCTGTACTCTGCAGCGGAAACAATCTCCAGCGGCCAGGTCATCAGCACTTCATTCTGGATCTGCTCAACGTCTTCTTTCGGCGTTTTGTGCGTCCCTTTCAGAGCGTGTCCATGCCATAAAGACATGGCCACCAGCAGTGCGCCGGATTTAATCGTCATATCCATCGCCGACTGCATGTCGGCATCGGTGATACTTTCCAGCGCCTTCAGGTGCTCAAGATGCTCAATACGCTGCAGTGCCGACAGCTCGTAGAGCGTGACTGTATTACCGTTACGTTCGAACGGTTCACTTTTTAAAAACATGGGTTACTCCAGAAAGCGGGGCCACAGCCCCGAAGGTCAGGAAACGGTGACTTTACAGGTCGCGACAAACAGCCCGTCGTTGGTTATCACGATAATGTCGGCGGTTCCGGCTGCAATACCGGTTACCGTCAGCACCGTACCGGAGACAGCCACCGTGGCTTTACCTGCATCCGTGGTGGTGGCCCGAAAAGATTGGTCGCTCGCGCTGGCTGGTGCCACGGTGACATTCAGCGTGGTGGTGGCAGCAACCGCAACGGTGGTGGTCGATTTATCCAGGCTGACGCCAGTTACGGCAATCGCTGCAGCAGCAGTGTCTTCAGCAAGGCCTGGTTTGCCGTTGTTGCTGATTTTGACAGAACGGGTAATGGTGTCTTTTGCCGTAACAGTTTTACCCAGGCTGCTTACCCAGCCACGGAACACATCGATGGCGCCATTCGGGTATTTGATTTTGTACGCCAGCACGGTACCGTCATCAAACCAGCGAACCAGATCCTGTTGTCCGCTCTCGGCAGGTTTCCAGGCCAGCGTAAAACTGGCCTCCCCCGCCGATTTCTGCCCCTGCGCGGTAGCAGTCCAGTCGGCATCATCGTCATCCAGATAGGTATCATCGTTTGATTCGGCAGTCAGTTCACCGGGCTGCAAATCTTTAATCTTTGCCAGGCGCGTCCAGTCAACATCCGATAATGGGTTGGCGAAGGGGTTACCCGATCCGGAATAAATCCAGAGCGTTGTGGTGGCACCCTTTACCGGCGCCAGTGGGTTTGGTGTAGTCATTACGTCCTCACATTTCGTAGGTAATGGAATATTTCAAATCAGCCGAACTCCACAGCCCAAGATCATCATCGCGCTGGTAGTCATACCCCTGCTGCACCATGTTATTGATCAGCAGGGAAAGTCCTGGCACATTGCCAAGCACCGGATAAATACGTGACTCCATCCAGTCATCGAGCTCGGAATCGGGTACCTGCGCTGGTAAAAAGATTTCGATATGCAGCGTGGCCTGCCAGATATCAGCATCCAGTTCTTCGCCGGTATACCCGGCATCCGTCAGGAAGACAGCGACCGCCGGAAAATCCCCCTCCTCCAGTACCGCTGGACGTCCGTCAAAATAGAGTGCGTCTTTACCAATATGGCTCTCCAGCGCATCAATAATCGCCTTTCTAATATCAGTGTGTTTCATCGTTTCAGAATCAGCCTGAGTTGGTTTTTAAGGGATGCCCGAAGTTCTTTAGGCATATCCGATTCCATGAGCTTCGGCAGCTCATCTTTAAATGCAGTTGTCAGTGGCGCTGCCAGTGGAATGCTGACCACATCGATCGGATAGCGGGGTCTGGATGTCCTTCGCATCACATGCCAGCGGCCATTTCCCAGTTGTTGAATAAAGGCCCCGGGAAAACGAAAAGGGCCAATACGCAGCACACTATTGGCCCCTTTTTTGTCCCGTTTTCTGCGGGATAACCGTACGCTGGCGGTACCGAGCTTTATCGCGGGCAGGTTGCCCCGGTTCACGCGGATCATTGCCATCGGTTTTTTCGCCGTGGCGCGTTTTATCCTCGCGCGTTGTTTTACCAGCTTGCGTGGCACCCGCGTATCTTTCGAGACAACGGCAACGCTTCGGCTGACTGCCCGGGTGGCGACACGGTTAACAGCCTGCGCTGAGGCACGCGGAACTGCCGTATTGCTGATGCTGTTCAGGTTTGCTATAGCCTGTTCAAGCCCTTTTAAAGACATAGTTTCCCCTTAACGGCGCCGGGTCGCTGCGGGAGGAGAACCCGTACCAAGCCAGATATGGCAGGAGCCAAGGTCATCAGGACCAATACGATCAACCCAGAAAGGCTTTCCGTTAATATCCAGCGTGTCCAGCCGCGCCAGCTGCCCAATCGTTGCTGATTTCACAAACAGCGACGGGCTGGTCCCCTCGACACGGATGCCGGGTGTGGCGTAACCGATATTTTCCGGATCATCGAAAACACCACTCAACGTGACGCCAGAAAGCGCGCCGGACGTTACCGTTGCAGTAGTCCCCATAACCTGCCGAATAGTGTCATCGGCCTGTGTTATTGCAGCATCAAAAAGGTTATCGAAATCAGCCACACAGCCCCCTGCTAGTGCTCGCGGACCAGTCCGAGTGCAACCAGGCTGTCCGCATCCGCTTCTGTCACGCGGATCACGGTCCCCGCCTCCACAATAGATACCCGTTCATCGCGGGTCGCGTGCAGCGCCTCAATGTGCAGCGTGACCAGCGTTTCGACGGCCATCAGCGCGTCATCTGTTCTGCCGCTTAACACAGTGTCCACTGGCGGCACGGGTTCTACGGCGCCGATGGACGCGCTACCATCACTCACGCCACCATTTTCAACACTATCGGTATCCGTGCCGTCATTCAGTTCTTCCTCCAGCTCTGCAATGCGCATAGAAAGCTCCTGAATAGTGCCACTGGTATTCACTTCCCGACCAAGCTGCGCGCCAAGCTCATTAAGTCGCGCAATCAACTTTTCTTTTTCAGTCATAAGAACAACTCCGGAACAGGGCCCCGCAGGGCCACAGAATAGACATCAGGCGAGTTTGACTGACACAAACGCATCCGGGTCAGCCAGCAGCATCAGCGGTGCAGACTGGATCATGGTGAACTCACGCGCCGGATCGCCTGTCTGTACCCAGTTTTTCGGATAACGCGTGGAAGCGTTAATGCCTTCACGCTGGGCATCCACATCCTGAATGCAGCCGTAGGTGCGCAAGCCGCGGGCCTGGGTATTACCCAGCACCATGCTCAAATCCGGCAGGTAGTTCTTTTTGGTGTCGTCTTCAATGTATTGCCCGGAATAGACGACAATGGCCACATCACCATACATTCCCTTATAAGAGACCGCTTCACCCAGATCCTTCAGCGCCGTTTCCAGTTCAGAGTTAGAACCCCGGCGGGTGTCGAGCTTCTCTTTTACCGCTTTGAATGAACGGAACAACGCCCAGCCCTTCGGATCAAAGACGATGATATTGACCACGCCGCTGGCGTTCAGCGCATAGGTCTCAATATCGTCAGTGGGGTCATAGGTTTCTTTGTCGCGGGTGCTCCATGCCGCAGCGCCTGCCTGGATGATGTTGTTTCCGGCACTGCGTCCCATATCCACCTCAACCGGTTCAAACGCTTCGCCGGTCATGGTGTATTTTCCGTTGAGAACAGCAGCCACCGCCTGTTTCTCTTCCACCTGGGCAATCGCCAGCTCCTCATCCTTCATGTTCTGCAGGATAATACGACGGCGGCGGTAGGCCGGGTCAGCCAGATTTTGCGGGTCTTCATCCGGCAGGCGACGCAGCGTCATCTGCGGGTTTACCTCGTGCTTAGGCTTGACGTAACCCGGCGTAAACTCTGACGTTGCGCCGCCGCGGGAGCGGATAACCTTGCCGGAAATAACAGGCGAGACGTACAGCGCCATGTTGACCATGCCCGGAATTTGCGACAGATACACCTTCTCGGTGCTGAAAGGGTAGCTTTCACGGAAGAAGATACGCAGGAAAAGCGGATCGAACTTGAATTTCTTCTCATTGACCGCCAGCAGTTGGGCCGTTGTGTAAATTGACATAGATGTTTCCCGTAAAAAAAGCCGCGATGGCGGCTTCTGTGGATGATGGTTAGTGTTAAGTTGGATGTCAGACGATACTGATGGCTGTACCTGCGAATGCATTGCGTTTGATGTGTTCATCCGTCACCGCATCCGGCCAGAGCACATCTTCAATACGGAAAGAGCCGGACTTATAGAATGCCAGCTCGGTGCTGCTCTGGTCGGCAGACACTGCCAGAACACCACAGGCAGCCCCCGCATGCTGACCATCCCAGACGGTCAGCTTGCCGGAAGTGGCATCCAGCATCAGGGGCGTCATCGCCGGTACTGCTTTCGTCAGTTCACCAGGTGCATAACCGGTATGCGCCGGGTCACTGTTCCCCAGGGGCTGTTTGTGCGTAAATTGTTCAGTATTAGACATATTGGCCTCTTAAACAGGAGTATTTAACAGATCGTCACCCGCTTCGGCAGATGCGCTACCTGCCGTTACGGTGCCGGGTGCGGTTTCCATCAGACGATCCAGCGCGGTATCCGTACGCGCCTGAGCACTCTGAGGAGCCGCGGCAAGGATGCGCTGGGCACTTTCCACCGTCATCCCCGGCGTTTCTGCCAGCGCGCGCGCCTGTGATTCACGCCCTTTCGCCTCCTCACAGTTCAGGATCCCCATAATGCGACCGTTTTCGGCTGCGACCGCCGCTGCCACCTGGCTGCTGATATCAACAGTTGCGCCCGCTGCAGGGTCAGTAACGACCACAGCTGGCGCGTCAATGGTGGTCATAGTCTGGTCAGCAGATGCTGCTGGTTGAGTGGTATCTGCGGATGCAGTAGTACCTTTCATGCTTCCTCCTCGGGAAATCATCGTTCGTTTATTAATTGCATCGCGCATAACGTTCAGCGCATCCATGTTGTTGACCAGCTGCTCCGCCAGGCCGTTGTCTACTGATTCCTGGCCTGAAAACACAGCGGCTTCAGTATCAAGAACGGCCTGAACCGACATGCCGGTATAACCCGCCACCTTTTCAGCGAACATATGCCGGGTAGCGTCGATACGCGCCTGAAAATCTGCACGTACCTCTTTGGGTAATTTCTCGTAGGGGTTCCCGTCCACCTTGTGATCGCCGCTGTAAATCAACGTGACCTCAACGCCGCTGGTTTTAAGGGCGGCGCCGTAATTGCTGTGGGCCATCATGACCCCGATGGATCCCGTTCTGGCCGTCTGCGTCACAAGCCGACGCGATGCCGCACTGGCAATCAGCTGGCCAGCGCTGCAGTTCATATCGTTGGCTAACGCCCAGATGGGTTTGATATCCCGCATGCGGGCGATGATGTCCGCACAGTCAAAAGCACCCGCCACCATTCCACCTGGCGTATCCATATCCAGAAGAATGCCGTCTACACCCGGGTCACTGATGGCCTGCTGGAGGCGGGCGATGATGCCGTTGTACCCCGTCATCCCTGAGTACGGCTGGAGTGAGCGGGTTTTACTGACCAGCGTCCCGGAAACCGGCAGTACCGCGATGCCGTTGGTAACCTGGTAGCTTCGCGCCGGCTTTGGGCCCATGTCCTCATCATCACCAAAGAGAGACAGCGGTTCAGTCATCTGCTCTGCACCTAGCGTCACGCCCGACACGGTGTCGGTCAGACGGGTAATACCTAACTGGCCAGCGAGCGCGCAAAAGAAAACCCGCGCATAGGCGGGTTCAAGTAAAAGCGGCTCATTGAAAGCCATACTGGCAATGTGCGGGAGATTACGCAGCTCTGGCGTCATCGGTCCCCTCCTCATTCGATTTTTTCAGTCCAGACTCAAAGGCCGAAGCCGCCCACGCTGGCGGTTTAAGTCCCGCGGCGCGGCGCTCCATCGTTTCACGAACCTGTTGGGCAAAGATTTCCTGATAGTCTTCCCCGCGTTTGGCGCATTCCTTCTCATAGGTGCTCAGCCCCGCCTCAATGAGCATGACGGCCTCCTGCACCTCCTTCAGTCCGTCAATGGCCATTCGCCCGGAGCCGATCCAGTCAGCATTTCCCCAGGCGCTTCTCGCCTCCTGAAAACTGAACCGGGCTTTAGACGGTAGTGTCACCACCCGGCGAACAATGGCCTCTTCCAGCCAGCATAAAAACATCTGACAGGCCTGGCGGGAGGCAACAAATTTGCGGCGCCCCATAAAGTACGCCCAGGACTCGTTAGCACTGGCGCGGGCGGTGGAATAACTCATCTGCGAATAGTTGCGAGAGAGTTGCTCATACGACACACCCAGCCCCGCAGCAATGTAGCGCAGCAGAGATTGTTCAAACGTCGAATAGCCGTTGTCAGTATCCTGCGCTGACTGAAGATTCAGGGAGTCACCCGGCATCAGATGCGGCACCTTCGCGCCGCCGAGACGAACCGGCGCCGCGGTATAGTACGAGGCCATCTCCCCCAGCCATCCGGTCATCTTGCTTTGCTGCTCTTTACTGTCTGAGCCGAGAATAAAGTCCATCGCGGTTTGCGTATCCAGCTCACTTTCAATCGTTGCGGCATACATCGCCTTAACAATCGCGCTCTGGAGCTGCGTATTCTGCAATGTATCGAGCATTTTCATTTGCTCCATGACGCTGTAAAACACGTTGGCACCGCGTGTCTGCCCATCTTCCAGGGGTTCAAATACGTGGATAAAGGAAGGCCGCCCGCCGGGCAGTTCACGCGGGATGTAGGTCCACTTCTGTGCCATCCACCCCGGATAGCCATCCTCGCTGACGTAATATCCCAGCGCGGCGCCACTGTCATTTGTTCTGACACCTGCCCGACAGTTTCGCGTGTCTCCTGCGTTATTGGGGTTGCTGATGCGTTTTGGGCTCACCATTTTGAATTGTGTGCGGAAAAGACGCGTGGAATCACTGTCCCAGGTGGCCTGTGCACATAACTCACCGTTAAACGCATGCATGGAAACACCCTCGCGGATCATCATGGTGAATGTACGCTTACGTTCCGCATCAATGCAGCAGCAATCGTCCTCGGCAAATTCTTTCCAGGCCGCTTCAACTTCACGGGAGAACGCCCGGGCCTCTTCCTCTCCAATGCCCAGAAAACGCCAGCTTGGCCGATAACTGAGCCGGAAAAACGACCCGACAATGTGGTCCTGATGGAGCTGTACCGCGTTTGCCGCATAGCCGTTATTGCGGACCAGATCGTCAGCGCGCGCGTTACCGCGGGAAAAATTAGGCAATAATGCAGCATCTGCGCTTTCACTCGGTGGATTCCAGGCGCGGAGCTGGCCGCCAAAGCCACCAGCCCCGCCATGATATCCGGCATAATCCCGCAGAGCGGTTTTGCCGTCTGGTCCTAACAAAGCAGGTGTTTTCATGCGTAAAATCCTGCCGGTCCCCGGCGTCGTGGAGTGGTGCCAACCTGTGACTCAAGTTCGGCAATGTATTTCTTCAGGTCACTGACTGAAGTCGCAGTGAACTCAACCCGCCGGCCGTCTTTTTGCACCGTTGCCACCCGCTTTCCCATCATGAGGTCATGCAACGCAGCGCGGGCGGCATCCAGATCAGTCTGTGTCGCCATTATTCATCTCCAGATAATGCCCGGGCATAATCAGCCAGGGTTTTGTTATTGGTCCGCCCTCCCTCTTCCTCCTGCAGGCTCGCGAGCAGTGAATCAAGATTCAGTTGCCATCGCGAAATGCTGATCCGCAGGGCCGCCAGCGCATACACGAAGCAGTCCAGCGCCTCATTTCGTCGCTTTTTGCTGTCCCAGACGATTTTCTTACGCCCGTCCACCCATTTTTCAACCTGCTCCTCAGCAGTAAGCTGCTGCGCCTCAGCCAGATCGTAAATTTCGGGGTTATTGGGAAAATGCACGGCACCGGCAAGAGGTTCACTCCCTTCCGGCTGAAGTGTAAAGCGGTTATAAATCTGCTCCTTTGCGGTATCAGTCCCCACTTCCGCGAGATAAACGCCGTTCTTGTTGCGTTTACGCGGCATATTCGCGACAGGCTTACCGTAAACGGAAGCCCCTTTAATCGGGATCACGCGAAACAGGCCATGCTTTTTTGAGCGATTGTAGACAATGGTGGGGTCAATACCGCCGATATCCCAGCAGATACGGGATACCGACATTTCCACGCCATTCTTTCGGGGGTAGGTTTTATTAATCGCCTCGTCCACCCTGACGAGGGTCGCTTCATCATCATGACGGCCCATAATGATTTGCCGGTCAATCAGCCAGCTTTCCTCTCCGGGTCCCCATCCCCAGACGCGCATTTCATATCGATCCAGTTGGGAGTCAATCCCGGCTGTCAGATAAGCAACACGATCCGGTACGGATGCCCCGAAAAACTCTTTGCGTTCGGCCATGAGCTCCGCGTCAGGCCGTTCACCAATTTTAGGCTCCCATGTTTCGCCCAGCGTCGTGTTCACGAAGGTTTTACGCTTTCCGGTATCCCCTTTCGTTTTTAGCCAGTCTTTGACGATCTGCACCCAGGTGGTAAACGGGCTGTATGCCGTCCAGATGTGAAACGTCACGCTGTCAGGCGGGTCGATTTCGGTGCCTGTTGATGAAAACCAGGATAAACCATCACGCGTCCAGATCCCGGTGGTGTCGCAGATGTAACGAGCTTCACAGAAATCCAGCTCCTGCTGCTTAATGACGCAGGCATTATGTTCACACAGGTAAAAGACGCTGGAGGGTTCGCCAGGTGTCCATTTGAACCCGAACGGGGTCTCTTTGTCGCCGAACTTCAGGTACTGCTCTTCACCACAGTGCGGACAGGCAACATGAAAACGCATGAAATGCCCGGATTCGCTGGCAGCGCGCTCAATCTGGCAAGTTCCCTTTGTTTTTGGCGTTGAACCACGAATAGATTTAGGCCAGACAGAGCCCTCAATACGTTTATCACCAAGAAACGTCGGGGAACCCTCTTTCTCAATATCCTCATCAAAAGCAGCGAGTTCGTCATAGCCGGCAACATCCACTGACTTTTCACGATAGTTTTTCGCCGCCTTACCACCCAGACACCAGAACCCGCGACCATTGGAGAAGCGTTTCATACTGAGCGTATTGTCCCGGTGCTTTTTGCCATACCAGGGGGCCAGCGCCAGAAGTGACGGAATATCGCGGATCGTTGGTTCAACATGCGACTTCATGAAGTTTTCGGCGTCACCATCAGTGGGCAGCCAGATAAGGGAATTTCGCTGCTTGTGCTGAATAAAATACGCATAAACACCCAGCAACATTTTTGAATAGCCAACACGGGCAGACTTAACAACGTTAACTTCACGAATGTAGTCGTTACCCATCGCATTCATGATCGCGCGCTGAAACGGCAACGTTTCCCAGCGCCCTTCCTGATAAGCCGACTCTTTGGGGAGATAGTAATTATCGTCTGCCCATTCAACCGCCGTTTGCGGCTCAGGCCGGTACAGCGAAAGTAGCCCTGCGCGCGCAGAGTGCTGCAGCCCCTTAACCTGACTGTTCGATATATTCACTCAGCAACCCCGGTATTATTTCATCCAGCGCAGCTGCTTTGTTCATGGCCTTAATGATGTCCTTCTTCAGGAAATCAATATGTCGGTTTTCCAGCTCCGGAAAGCGCCGCTGAACCGACAGAGGAACTCCATCAAGAATGCTGGCTACTTCTCCGGCCATCCGCGACAGCACGAACGTGCAGAATGCGGTTTCCACCACCTCAGCGGAATCTTTTGCATTTTTTAGTTCCTGGGCGTCAGCCTGTGCCCGGGTGAGGCGATGACGCTCATAGTCAATCGTTCCAGGCTGGAGGTCGGATTCCGATGCAAGACGAAGGTCTTCCACCTCCTTGCGTAGTTTCTCATTCTCAATCGCCGCGTCGCGTGCGGAATACCATTCAATAGCCGCGGAAGATTCATAGAGGACCTCATTACCTTTTCCGCCGCCACGTGCTACAGGCATTCCCTGATCCTGCCAGTTCTGGATGGTTCGCACGCTGACACCAAATATTTCAGAAAGTCGCTTTTTGTTGACCTCCATAGCCCACTCCATGCACAAAAACAGAGAAAGGAAACGCCCTCTGGCTATTTAGCCGTTTTTAAGGCTTATCGTTTCCTTTCTTTTCAGGGGGTGTTTGCAGTTAAAACAATGAATTAGCGAGAAGAAGAACGGAAACGGCAAATGCCTGAAAATTTTCATAAATAGCGAGAATCTGCGAGGTCGCCGCCCCGTAACAGGCCGGATCGCCGGAAAGGACCCGCAAACGATATTAATTATCATTTGCATACCATTATCGACGGCACTGCTGCCAGATAACACCACCGGGGAAACATTCCATCATGATGGCCGTGCGGACATAGGAAGCCAGTTCATCCATCGCTTTCTTGTCTGCTGCCACTTGCTTTGCGACATCCAGCGCCGCACATTCAGCAGCGTTTTTCAGCGCATTTTCGATTAACGCTTCGAGATTGGTATCGACACCAGAATTAACTTCAAATTTGTCGGCGCTGGTGGTTACCTTGTTCTGCACCGGTTCATCACTGCGAACACCAAAGCTGATGTTGTAGATATTGGTCACCGGCTGAGGTGTATCGATTGCCGCTGCGTGGATAGCACCATTTGCGATAGCGGCGTCCTTGATGAATGACACTCCATTGCGAATAAGTTCGAAGGAGACGGTGTCACGAATGCGCTGGTCCAGCTCGTCGATTGCCTTTTGTGCAGCAGAGGTATCAATCTCAACGCCAAGCGTCATCGAAGCGCAATATTGCTGCTTACCAAAGCGCGTATTGACCAGGTGTTCAACGGCAAATTTCTGCCCTTCTGATGTCAGAAAGGTAAAGTGATTTTCTTTCTGGTATTCAGTTGCTGTATGTCTGGTTTCAGCAAAACCCAGCTCGCGTAATTCAGCGGCACCAGATTTAGACGGCAGGTCACCTGACAGCAACGCGCCACGGAAAAAGAGCGCATACAGCACGTCAGTAGCAGCGCCAGATAGCGTAATAATTTTCTCAGCCATTATCAGATCCTTTTTTAAGCGCAGCCCAATTGTTTGAAGGTAGAAGGACGACCACTGCGTAAGGCATGTTTATCATCACCGAGCACACCGATAACAATGCGTGTTCTTCCCTTTTTATCGCTGACGATCATTCCGTCATTGCGAATAAACACCCTCAATCCTGACTTTGATTTTTTGCCAAATTGCATAGCTATTTCCTTTTAGACGTGAGCCTGTCGCACGGCAAAGCCGCCGAAAGTTAACGGTTTGCCCAGGCTCACAGCTGAAAGACTTTCTTAGATATGCGCGTGCGATGCGCATAAAAAAGCCTCGCTATTGCGAGGCTACGGGATTGTTATTTGACTCTCTCACCGAGTCGTAAACGCGCTCACACGTCATTCCTGCCCGGTAGCGTTCGTCAGCGATTCCAGCATATCGTTTAGCTTCTGCTGCAATATCTCCGAGCATGTCGGCAAGCAATCCTGCGTTGGTGTCGGTTGTTTTGCTTCGGACGGTAGCGGCAAGATCTGCGGTGTGCTTTGCGGCATCCAGGTGGATGGCAAGTTTTGTTGCTTCGGTGCGCAGCTGGCTAACAGTGGCAGACAGACCAGCAGCATTCGCAGCTGCTTTTGCAGCCTGTTCTTGTGCATTTTTAACAGCCTCATCGCGAGCAATTACACGCCCTTGTTCAATCATACGGGCAACCGTTTGAGCGTTCTCTGCCTGAGAGGACTCCTCACTATTACGATCTGCCCATTTCTTTTCCCATGCTCGTTCCGTCCACACACTACCTGCGGCGAATGAGGCAATGAGAAGCGCTGAAACCGTGGCGGCTTTCCACCAGGTCTTAACAGACTCGCTGATCATTGGTCTAACCCCCAGCACGCCAGCGCGCTTTCCTGGTCCCGTCGCTCAACCTGACCATAGCAGCCATTCTTCTGGCCTTTGGTTAGACGGCAATCACGGCCACCGTCTTTAATCCACCAGCGGATTGCCTCGCATGCACCGATGCGGTCACCTGCGTTGATGCGCTTATAGAAGGTCGATGGGAAGCATTTACCGGGGCCGATGTTATACGGGCAGAAGGATGCAATACCCACCTTCTGTGGTTCGGTCAGTGGTACTTTGATATTTCGGTCAACCCACGCCAGCGCCTTGTCGCGTTCAATGGCGTTTACCTGGGCGCATTTCTCAGCTGACAGCTTCATGCCCTGTACTACTGGCTTGCCATCAACCATTGTTGCACCACGGCAAATGGTCCAGAGTCCGCCGCCGTCGCGATATGCTGTCAAGCTGTTACCCTCTTTCTCATCCAGAAACTGATCGAGAATCACGGGTGCGGAAGCCCCGGCAAGAATCAAACCAACGACCGCTGCGCTCAATTTATTCTTCAGCTTTAGAGACATAGCCATTGCGCCGATCCTCCCGTTCTTTCCAGCGGAAATACCAGTTCACTGCACAGGTGATTACCGTGCATGCGATACCGACAATAATTGCCCAGTCGCTCAGGCTTAACCCTGCAATTCTGTCGGCCAACATCCAGGACACCTCTTTTGCTGTTTTTGCTGTTTCGGCATATGCCTTCGCTGATACACCGCAGCCGGTCAGCGTGGTGCCTGTTCCATATGAAAGTCTGCTGTAAATGGTGCTCATTCTGGTCATAGCCTCACCTCCGATTCTTCGGATGGCGCTGTGTGTGTATGAAAAGGGTCAGGCTTCACGGGCTGGATTTATCAACAAAGCACGTAGCGGATGATTCCCGTGAGGCCTGAAATAGAAAAGCCCCGCATAAGCGAGGCTATAAATTCTTTGCCACTTCCCGGAGTGGCCACGCTCATGCCCTTGAGGTGCTGTCGCGTCATCGCCGCTGATAACCGGTGCGTATCTGGCATTCACGCTGCTTTACCGGAGCTTATTTTGATCTATGAACCCTTACCCATCACTACACAGGCTCGCCATTACGCGACTCGGGGCAGCATCATGACTGCTGCAGTGCCTTTCGACTGCGGTCTGTCCGTTCTACCCGTGCATTTTCTTACCCTCCAGAAACGCAAAAGCCCCACGGTGTTATCCGCGGGGCTTGAAACGAAGGCATTAACCCATCGTTGGGATAAAATTAACACAGATTCGGGAAAAGTAAATAGCTGGAATTAACTTCCATAGCCGTTATCGTGTTATTTGTTTCAGTTGGTTTTCTGCCCATGCCTCTTCAATATCGAATTTCGTAATCAGCTGATCATAGAACGGTTTAACGGACTTCTTCCACGTATCCAGGCTGATTACATCCGTAATCTGGCAAACAGCTGCGTGGGCCTCAGTTGAAGGAATGCGTTCATATCCACGCCCGCCGCAGCGCTTGCAGTCAGTCATAACCGGCACACCCTGTTTCTTCGTTTCCTTCTGGTCTACGGCTTTCCCACGTCCCCGGCAATCATTGCAGGCACAACTGACAACCTTCTTCCCCTTGCAGTTCGAGCACAGCACTCGAACCACCTCTCGAACCTGTCGTTTAACCTCGAAATCACTCGGTGACTGACCAAGCTCTTTCGCCCATTGAGGAATCCTCATTGAATAATGAGATTTCATTGTGAACACGTCGGCCTCAATAAATCCCTGCCCGCTGCAACAATCACACTGCTTAACGCTCGCAGCGCTGCGGGAGTAATCTTCAAAAGCGAAGGTGGCCAACTGGTGCATCACCTTAGGCTTAACCCCGGAATCCAACTTACGCAGTGCGGCAACCTTGTCACATTTGGTCATCGCATACTCAGCCAGCAGTCCGATCGCCCGCTCCCGGTCGTTATTACTTATACCCATCTTGCCGAGGAAAGCACTGTACCCCATGGCAGCGCGTTCCTGAGTCATGCCCATTGCCGCCATGATGTCGGTGCAAGTCAGTGAATCAGAGGCGGTAGCACGCGGAGAATCGCTAATCAGAGTGGATTTTGCAAAGTGGTATTTCACTGTGTTTTCGAGGTTCATAGCGCTTCTCCAGCATAAGTTTTCACGTAATTCTTCAGTATTCGGTAGTCCGTCAGCACAGAGCCGGGAAAGTGATATAAGCGCAATCGTTGCCAACGAACGCGGAGGTGATCGGCAAAGTAGGATTCGAATGTCATGCGGCCTCCCTTGCTTTGACGAGTTGTCGCCTCAGCGCGCTGTAATGCTTTCTGATGGCTTCGAGTTCTTCGATAGTGTATCGGTGCGGGGTGTTATTGTTTTCGAGCGCCTCAACGCGTTCAGCCCCAATTTTCTCTATAAGGCCAAGGCGGTACTGCTGCTGATTGCCCGACAGCTGAACGTTACAGTGGTGGCACTGTTTACTGATATTGTCTTCGTGATAGCGTAGATGTGACGCTTTCCCACGTGAGCGGTAATGCCCGGCTTCCCACTGGACGGTGTCGAACGTCCCACAACTGATGCATGGCAAATCATGGTCACGCTCGCGAATATAGTCATTGACGACGCGCTGGGTTAAATCCTCCCAGTGCTTCAGCGGCTTAACTGCAGCTTTACGCTGGCGCCAGGCGGCTCGCTCTTTCTTCTCAGTAGCGCGCTGTTTGGCGGACTCTTTGCGCTTAGCGTCTTCACGGGCTTTTCTGGTCTGCTCTGTCCCGACGGCGCTGGCGCACTCATAACCGCAGACAGTCTGCGTGTCGCGAACCGGGTGGAACCATTGCCGGCATTCTTTGTTGGCACACTTGCGGCGAGGTAATTTAGCCATAATCACCCCCAGACCTTTTGGCGAAAGGTTCTTGGTGTGCGCGCCGGATGCTCGCATTCAGGCAATTTTGCGCTGACAGTCCAGGTGATATTGTCGCGATTCAGGCTGCGTTCTACCGTGGCGCCACGACGACGGTAACTGACCACCAGCTCGTCGGCTTGCTCGGTTGTACATTCGTGGTGGTGAAACCATGAGTATTTCATCGCCATCACCCCGCAAAGCTCATGAGCTGCGATGCGGCGTTTTCCGCTTCACGCTGGTCCTTGAATGACCGGGATAATACCCAGCGCCACAGAACATCGAGCGCAGCTTTGTACAGCTGCTGGAACTCGGCTTCGTCCATGTTGGCAAAGGCAATGCTGCGGGGATGTTTACGAAGGGTACCGTCAGGAAGCTGAATAGCATCGTAGTGGCCGGCCTCGACAATTACCCAGGCACGGTACGCGTCAAAGGATTTACACAGGCTGATCCCATTGGTAATTCGACGACTGGCTACCTGCTCCAGATACTGCTCGGCAGCATCCAGCAGTGCGCCTTCGTTTCCACCAAATGCCGCGAGGAATTTAGCATAACCATTTACGAGCTTACGCTCATTGCTGGATATCGCCCCGCCGGTGGGTTCCCAGTATTCGAAACCGAGATTGAGTAATGCGAAAAAGCGACGGTGAAAAGCAGGGTTGCGTACCTGCCGGAACTCGGCCACCAGCACGGCGCCTAGTTTGATTTTTGATTGCAGAATATCGCTGGTCTCCGGCGTCGCGGGGATCAGGATTCCTGATGACTGCTTGATGAGTTGTAGTTCGTGCGCCATGGTTTCTCTCCGTGGCGCAGTAGGTTACGGTTGTTCAGACCGTTGATTTCATATTATCAGAAGGTGGGGTTACCCGGTAGCCGAGACGGTGAATAAACTGCATAAAACCATTAGGAGTAAAGACCTCTTCATCATCCAGCAAAGGCCGCATAGAAACCATGCCATTGACGCGATAAATTAGATGCCTGCCCGATGAAGGAAAGCTAAACACCACGCAGCCGTCAGACCTTCTTACAATGTCATACCAGTTGTCTTCTGACGTTTGCAAAGCTGAATCACTCACATTTATGTTCTCCCTTCGAGCGACTAACAGACGCGATTAAAGATTGTCGGCAGCAGCATCAGAGGGTTACGCAAATTGCGGTATTCTGAAAAATGCGCGCCAGCCTTAAGCGCAATTCTAATAAAACCAGTCGTCAGCGCTTTCCCAGGTATCCTGGAGGATTGATTCAATTTTCTTTTTATCGTCCTTGTCACCACCAAAAACACTTAACCCATCGGACCCGGCACGGCGGATTGTGAGCCTGCAATTGTCATAGTGATCATTCAGGCGCTTAAGCAGTTCTTTCTCCAGTGCTGGTACTGCGCCTTTAGGAAGTTCTTTCATGCGATCAATGGTTAATTCAACTTTCATAATGGCCCCCATTGCATGTACTGTGTTTTTATACAGTATACCTATGCGCGGAAATGATCAACGTTTTAAGAGCACAAATTGTTAATTTTCTGTCAGTAGTAAAAAAAGAAAACCCGCCGTAGCGGGTTGAATTAGCAATGTTTTATTAAGCCGCTATTTGTTTCTGCTGACAAAGCTCTGGCAAATTAGCACGCACCAGTGCTTCAGCAAACGGCGGAGGAACAGCGTTACCGCAGCGGGCAACCTGCTTATCCTTCGCGTACTTCTTGCCCCGATAGTCCTGGTCGATGATGTACCACTCAGGGAAGCCCTGCGCGCGGTATAGCTCGTGCGGTTGCAGCATACGCATGCCAATATCAACTATGCGGTAAGTTATGCCGTCAACTGTCACCAACCCGTCGCAATCCTCGTCGCAGTATTCCCGCAGAAACTCAAGCGTCTGCTGCGCGCGATATTCGTCGTATTCATCGACTGCAAGAGTGGTTTTCACCTCCCCTACGTGCAGCCCGCCCGCCGTCACCGTTGGCATTGGTTCACTGGTTGGTTGTCCGTCCCGGCAGGTGCCGCGCAATTTCACCAGGTGAGAGGTTATTGCAGCATGATGATTTCCCGTCGTTAAGGTATGAGCCGGATTGTCCAACGTACCGCCCGGATGAACAGTGTTATTGACCATCAAATGCGCAGCGACAACTGCGTGGTGATCGACCGTGGTAACTGAATGAACAGGCTCATCTAAACCGACGCCCGCCCCCGTATAGTTACCGCCATAGTGCTTAGCCAGGAATGCGCTCACCGTCGCGAATTTATTCCCGCCTGCAGTAACGGTACCCAGCGGGTTATCCAGTCGCAACACACGCGGTTCTTGCCCGGGACGTTCACCATATCCCATCTGAATCAGCGTAGGCGTCACCAGTTGAGATTTACCGCCACCACCAGCTGTGATGGTTGCGCTCGGTTCGTCTGCCCGGTGTCCGACACTGGCCCCAAACTGGCGGGCTATCACTGGCGCAACCAGACAGGCGCGGGATTGCTTCAGAATGGTGTGAGCAGGTTTATCCAGCGGGCGCGGTTTAGCCTGGTATTCACTGCCACCATTACCGGCCAGGAACGGCGTCAGTGCAGCCTCAACAATCCCGAGTGCATGCCCATTCCCGCCCGGGCGTTTTGACGTGCCAGCGGTTACCGTCGGTACCGGTTCGGTAACGGGCTGCCCGGTTGCACCAGTGCGAAACTTTGTCAGGTGTGGAACGGCTAACGCGTAGCCATGGGTTTTGGTAATGGTCTGCAATGGCTCACTCAGTGCCTGCCCACGGAAACAGTCGTATTTCCCTTTGGTCGTAGTGTGGTTGCATTTCACGATGAACGGCGATGCACTGTCGATAACAAAGCGCTGTATACCGCGCGCGATGCGCTTCAGGGTATTTTCTGCCAGCGGTTTTTTGCGGTCGAAAATCGACGGTGCCGGAATTGTCCAGTCGATACACTCCGCAGCTGTACGCCATGGTGCCAGCCTGCCAGCCTGAACCGGAGGTGATTTCGGATCCCCATGCGTTGGTTCCGGCCACACAATCGGCTTCCCATCACGGCGCATGACCATGAAGAAACGTTTTCTGATTGTCGGTGCGCCATAGTCGCAGGCGCGCAGTTCGCGATACTCCACGACATAGCCCAGACCTTTAACCAGCCGTGCGGCATCCTCGCTATCAAGCGAAATATTCAGAAACTCACAACATTCAGCCAGCGCCGGATGTGATGCAGAAATACCTGTCGTCAGCATTGCGACAAAGGCGTTAAAGGTCTCACCGATACGCGCCGGGTCAGGACGCTGTTCGACTGGTTCAGGTGGTCCGATAAATTCATCAAGGAAGCGATCCGCGTGACTGATGAATGGCATTTCGCGTAATAATGGCCCCCACGTTTTAAACTCTTCGACGTTCTCCAGTTTCATTACCCGCGGCTCAACATCCAGCCCCCAGCGTAATACTACCCAGGCCAGTCCGCGGATCGCTTTCTCAACAGGTTTGGCGCCTTTAGCTTTAGAAAAGTGGCGGCAATCTGGAGAAAACCATGCCAGCGCCACCGGACGTCCTGCGGTAGCAACCTTTGGTCGAACCTTATACACAGACTCGCAGTAGTGCAATGTATCAGGGTGGTTCGTTGTGTGCATCGCCACGGCGTTCTCGTCGTGGTTAATAGCAATATCAACGCTGCGACCGATTGCCAGCTCAATTCCCGTACTCGCCCCGCCGCCGCCGGCAAAGTTATCAACGATGATTTCTCTCACGCGTATTTCTCCATAGCGATGGCCAGTGACCGGGCCGCAACGATTATTGACGGTACCGGCATTTTCTCCAGCCACATGCGATTGATGTGATGTTTCAGGCGGCGCTGGTGATGTGCCGGGAGATCCCCGGCACTTTCAATCTGGCTATATACCATTCCCACTTCGGCAGGCCAGACAGTTTCCTCAACATTGACCAGCAGCAGGTTTTCCAGCTCGACGATACGCTTCGTGGCGTACTCCAGTTGTGGCTCCATCATTCCTCCTTGAATCCGACACCAGCTACTCGCAAAGCATGCTCAACGTCGAATCGGGAAAGCCATGTTCCGCCGTCTTTCGGGATCATGACGCCTCTTTCTGATTCGTTAATCGGATGCCCAGGTCGGACGTTGTACCCTGCCGGCAGCTTCACGGTATCAGTGCGTGCCGCCATCACCTCATCAATCACCTTCAGCATATCAGCGAGAATGTAAGCTCTGTTCCCGCCGTTTTGGTACTGGTTATTACGCTCAATGTATTGGCGTATCTGGTGCAGGCGCTCGAGTGATACAGGACCGTGCGCCGGGTGGTTGTTAGTTTTCATGCTGCATGCTCCTGTTTGCGCTGCGCTACCGGGTTAATCCAGAGGCATTCGGTGCGTACTTTCGTACCTCGCCCTGGGCTGATTCGTGATGTTTTTTCTGTCTTACTCCAGCCAGTTAGCATATCGTTATAAACCTCAGTGTCATACCCACTTATCATCACCATGCCTGTCATCGCTCTGGCCACAGCGAGCAATTGTTCATGGCCTTCAACGGTCATTTCGTGGTTGTAATAGCGATTACCCTGTACTCGCGTTTCCGGCACATATGGCGGGTCGATATAATGGAGCGTTGTCTCTGCGTCATGGGCTCGCATCACCGCCAGTGCGTCTTTATTCTCGATAATGACACCCTGCAGGCGCTGACATATCGCAGCCAAATTTGCCGGATAACGTTCCCACAGGTGCGAGGCAGTAGCGTATTTGCGCTTGCTGTCACTACGGAATCCTGACTGACCTCCGATACCAGCAGCAGAACCAAAACCCATACAAGCACGCACAACCATTCGGCGGGCACGTTCTACCGGATCGGATGTGGCCTCTCTCGCAGCGCAAAATTCATCGCGGGAATATGGCGTCAATGCGCAGGTATCCTGCAGGTGTTGGTTCAGTTCCGGGTCACGCAGGACGCGGAACAGGTTTACCACCTCACCATCAAGATCGTTATAAACCTCTGCATAGCTGCGTGGCTTTTGCAGTAGCACTCCTGCTGCGCCGCCGAATGGCTCTACATAGCAAACATGCTCTGGCATCTGATCGATAATCCATGGTGCCAGGCGGAACTTACCACCGTGATAACGAATTGCGGGATGTTTGATCGGCGCCTGTTTGTTGAATGCTGTCATTGGGCTGCCTCCTGATTTAGTTTCTCGCCACATTCCCGGCAATACTTGTCCCATGAATCAGCTTTACGATGCTGGCATTTAGCTGTATCCCAACCGCAAATAGCACATAGGCCAGATGTCTTTCCGTCATAGGTTCTTCCGCCGTCATGCTTGCAATAAGACTGGAATCGATGTTCAAGCTCTTCGTAGCTTGGTTTTGTTAACTTGCTCATAGCGCGGCTCCTTTGCGAAGTTGGGCGGCGACGTGCTGCATTGCGTCTTCGCATTCCCGTATTGTCACAACGCTACTGTCGTTCAGGCAGGAAGCAGAAACGTGCTTACTGAATGCGGCGATAAGTTCAGATGCTGACTGCGACCGCACTTCAGCCAGGAAAGCGTCGGTCGCTGGGGTTTCCATTGCAGCCTTCAGCACGTCGACATACCAATCGACATAGCGGTAATCCAGCATGCCGTCAGATTGTTCAATCCACATGTCATCAGCAATAGCGAACTCAGCCGCTTTTTTCAGCCCCACATTCTCCGCCGCCAGCTCCCTGCACTTGCTCTCGGCGTTAGCGAGCTGTACTGCCATGTCTGTGACTTCGGTTTCAAGTTTTTCAGCGTATTCAATCAGGAGATCGATTCTTTCCGGCGTTACGGTTTTAACGTATTTGCAAATCGATGACGCATAATTATCATCCTGGAGTGTGCCAGCCAGGCCATTACAAAATTTGCGGTTCCCTTTTGTCGCCTTGATATCGGCGATGATTTTTTTAACGTCTGGTTTCATGCTGATGCTCTCCCGTAAAACGCCAGTACACGCTGCATAGCCGGACTTGTGCGGCATACGGATGTGACCATGTTTTTTCTCACCTTCGATTTGAGTTGCTTGATATTCTGCTCGCCACCGGGCTGAAGCGAATAGACCGGGCGATGCGGCTCGCCAGTGCGGATTACTACCGTTTTGCGTGTCAGGTGAAGCAGCAGGTTGTGTGCCTTCTTGCAGTCGCATCCCAACAGGTTCTGAACCTGACGCGGCGTGATCGTCTGATTAACCCGAAGAAAATCGACGATCGCCCACAGTGATTTGCTTGCCATAGTGATTTGCCCTCGAAGTTATTTAACGATCCGGAGATGGCTAACGTTCTTGCGATAGCTGCCCCAGTCAAAGTTCACCCACATTCCGCCATCCATCTGGAGACGGTCGATAACCCGCGCGCCCAACGCTCCGAGAAGTTCTTCGTGGTTCAGGTTCGTCAGGATCCCCACCGGACGCATCGACGACAGGCGACGGTCGATAACCTGATTCAGAATGACTTTCTCGCCGTTGCTTCCGCGCTGAATACCGACTTCATCCAGTACCAGCAGATCGACTTTGCAGAGGTCATCCAGAAGCGAAGCCTCTGACTGCCCACCGTCGTAGCACTCGCGAACGCGTAGCATCAGGTCAGGGATAGTGACGACCAGCACGCTATGCCCTCCAGAAAGCAAATGATTTCCGATTGCTGCAGCGAGATGGTTTTTCCCGGTACCAGGACCACCGCTAAACACGAAGCTCGCGAACCCAGCACCGAAATTCTGTGCGTAGCTCTTTGCCATCGTGAAGGCTTTGCGCTGCCCTTCCCCGGATACATGGTAATTCGCGAAAGTGCAGCTGCGGTGCAGGCTTTGAATTCCTGAGCGACCGAAAATTTTCTCTGTCCGGGCTTTCTGATTCAGCCTGTCCAGTTCTTCACACCGCTTCAGGCCTTCTTCCCTCTGCCATGCCAGCAGCTCTTCCGCGCTGGTGAACTTCGGCTGAACTCCTGGCGGAATGAGTTTCTTCAGGCGCTCAAGAGCGCTGCCGGAATTAACAATGTTTTTCACCGTTACCCCCTGAATCCGGTTGGGATGGTTTTATCTGGCTCGGAAATGCGGTTCACATCCCTCCCCGTTTTGCGGTCGTTGAGAGCGAACTTCGGTTTGAACAGTCCTTGGTATCCGTTGGCGATACTGGTGTTGATCACATCAACCGGGTCATGCCCTTCGTCCAGGCACGTCTTCAGTAGCTTGAATGCTTTGGTGACTGTCATTTCGGTCTTGATGGCTTTGCCAGACTGCTTGCGGTAGGCAACCCACTCATTCCAGGACACTGGATCAAGCCATTCAGGAACGGGAATTGTCATAGGGTCAAACTTCACCTTCCCCCTTGGGGGATTAGAGGGGGTTAGATCTGTATTTATATTTGTATTTGGAAGAATGTCTTTGGTGTTCCCTGTTTTCGGGGATAGCGTTCCCTGAATTCGGGGATAACCATCCCTGTTTTCGGGGATGGTTTGAGGGGTGAAATCACTATCCCTATTTTCGGGGATAGCCATCCCTGTTTTCGGGGATAACCGTACCTGATTCTGGGGATTGCTAATCATGAATTCAGGGGCGTTGATAACCCATGTTTCGACTTCAGCAGCCGGGAACGCCGCCGGACACTTCATGCAATTTGGCTTGGTATAAGCCCATTTATCTAGGCAGGTATTAACCCCGATGTATCTGGTTTGCCCAATTCGACGCAGAATGATGATGTTCCGATAGGCAAGGCTCAGCACAGCCTCAGAGACGTGCTTGACCTTCAGCGTCGTTTTGTCGGCAATAAGGCTGTTGGCGATCCGGTCTGATTTTTTCGACCAACCATAAGTCAGGCGAACGATGGCATTCAGCACACGGAACTCCCGGCCTGATAGTTCGACGATACACAGGGCATCCTGAATCTGGTTGGCTAAACGCAAATAGCCGTTCTCCAGCTCAGCCATGCGGCTCTCCTGTTGCCCCTGTAGCGGGGCGGGAAATTTGATAACTTCAGCGGTATTTGACATACTGATCTCCGCAATTACCTACCGTTTTTGCACCCGAAGACTGGCTGTGTTGGCGCACAACAGTCTTCACCCTTTCAGAACAGCCCTGGTTGCGGCTGATTACACTTAACGCGCTTCTTTTCAAACTTGTCTGCAGGCAGTGATTGCTTCTCTGCCCATAATTTCGCGTGACGCAAAACATCATCAAAAATCCTCCCCTTGCGACTTGCCTGAGACATGCGCTTGTACATATCGACAGCCTGAAATGCCCCCCCTGCGCCACTGCCGCAGTAAAGCCCTTCCGAACCAGTTCTTCCCGAACGTGCTTTTCGATAAATTCGATGTGGTTCATCGCTGTTTCCCCTCACATCGCACCCAGCATCATCTGCACCATCTCCATCAGCGGCCCGGTTAAGCCAGGGTCAACGCGGTACATCTCCACGATCCCCTCGCTCAACTCTTTCAGCTTCTGATGACGTGGAGCATCCATCGCGACGGCTATCTTCGCTTCGCTGGTTTCTTTCTCCATACGCGCCAGACGAGCCATAACGTTGTCTTCTGGTAGCAGACGGTTGCGGTACTTGAGCGGCAGAACAGCAAGAATTGCCGGAGTCAGCTGGCGGACGTTCTCGCGGTATCTTTCACTGTTGAAATGGTTGTCCAGGAAGCGGAAAAGCTTCTGACGCTGTCGGCTGAGGTCATCAGGGAAAGTGATCTCGTCTCCCCCTTGCGCCTGGTACTCTTCGATGATCAGAGCAGAAACGACATCCTGACCATCTACACCCGCCCACGCACGAACGGCATCGCGGATCTGGTCATGTTTATCTACCGAGACAGGTTGATTGCGATTTATCATCGCAGCCGGTTGATATCCGCTATTTTGATGAAGTGACAGTGACTGCATGGTTATGCCCTCGCTTCCTGAGCTGGTAATCCATCCGTAGGGTTGGGATACAAATCTGGTCGAAGTTCATGTGGTGTAATACCTGTTACCCTGAAAATCGGTAATACGCGGTCCGGAGGAACAGCACCTTTATAGCGTGTCTTCCAGCGGCTAACTGACATGGGCTTTATGCCCAGTAATGCTGCAAGATTGCTGGCATTACCTGCTTTTTTGATAGCTTTCTCTAATCCGTTCATCATTGTCTCCAAAAGATACACGAACAAATTAAGCCTTAGACTTAAACATAAATCAAGCCTTGGGCGAATTTTATTTTATAAGCAAAAGGCTTATTCTTTTGATATGGCTGAGAAAAAAATACTTAACCCGATTCTCATCGAGCGTTTGACAGAACTGACGCAGCGGGGGATGACAAAATCTGATATGGCAAGGGTTGCGGGGATTACTCCGCAGTCCGTAAACGGCTGGTTTAAAAAAGGGGTTATCAGCAAAAGTTCTGCATTAGCGGTTGCTGATGCTGCTGGGGTATCCGTCCCCTGGCTGCTTGGCGAGGATGTTGGAGAGAAGGATGGCCTTAAGCCGGACGAGCAGCGGCTACTTGAGCTTTATCGCCAGTTGCCAGAAGAAGAACAACAGAACATGTTGCGGATCGTATCTCTACGATTGAAAGAACTCGATGAACTGTACGCCAAGTATATGGGACGGCGGATTAAGGGTGATATGGAATAATGCAAGACAATTTCATCTTAAAATGAAGGAGTAGTGAGATATGCCAGAAATCAAAAAATCTAAAGACTACAACGCTGGATTTGCGGATGTTTTTATAACTACTGGAATGAATGTCGGAGATAATGCCTATTGCCACATTACTTTTTGTAGACATGTGGTCGACAACTTGAACATTCCTGATGAAACGAATACTGAAGCTGGGGTGAATATGTTTCTTGAGGCTACTAGTTCAGTCACTCTACCAATGTCTATGGCAAAAAACATGGCTCAAGCAATACTTAATGCTCCTGTTATGGATCCGGGCCTCATTGAACCCTTTGAGCGCGAACTTAAAAAGCAGGATTAATTTAAGTGGATGGAGCCTCAATTCGCAAAACCTCGTCGCCTGACGTCAAAGTTGACGCATTTCACATGCCCGCATATCATGAAAAAGCGGATGTGGTAAATATTCGACCGAAAAACCCGATTTTAACAAAAATGGGGAAAAGTAGAACGAATCCATTATCTAAAAGTCAAACCATTGTTAAAGGCGAAGATGCTGAGGTAGATGCTGTGGGTATCTCAAGGGAAGAACTTGACGCCAAGTTTGCTCAGAACAAAGCAGAGGTGGATGTAGTGGCCGCCGAGATGCGGCGTGAAATGGCTGAATTTAGGGCCTTTCAAGCGCAGCAGTTTTCTGCAATGAATACCTCTATGTCGGAAATTAAAGCTCAGATTTCAGGGGTTAATGGTGAGTTTACTGGCCTAAAAGGACAAATCGAAGGATTAAAAGGGCAGATCGATGGTTTAAAGACGACATCAGCCACTCTTCAGTGGATGGTCGGTGCCATTTTAGCATTGCTTGCCGTAATTCTCGCGTTGCCCCAAGTGCAATCTTATCTAAAACCTGTCGAGATAATACAACCTGCACCTGCACCTGCACCTGCACCTGCACCTGCACCTGCACCTGCACCTGCACCTCAGAATAGTAAATAATCCGGCCACTGCGCCGGGTTTTTTATTGCCTACCCTTTTCGCACTTCCTCAGCAGCAAACCTGAACACCTGCCGCCAAAAATCGTTCTTCTCAATATCCCCCAGCGACTCAAGCATTGAAATGATCGCCTCAGTAGTTGGCGCGTCTCCATGTGATATCAAATTCAGCGTCGCTCTACCTACCGCCTGACATACATCGTTATAACCCATGTAAAACTTTTCCATAGCCCACCCTCAATGATGTTTTTCTGACCATAGCATCCTCTGCTCACATGCATTCGTCAAAAAAATAAGCCGTAAACTTAATCGCAAAATTAGTCTTGAGCTTGACACGGATTAAGTCTAAGGCTTAATATAAATCCACATCAACACAACCACCGAGGCAGGACGCCCACGAAGTAGCCGTCCGGGGCATACGAAGACCGGAATGAGGTGGTGAGATTAACGCGCAGTAGGTTTGAAACGTTCCGCCAGCCTGGCGACAAGGGCAAACACAGAAGTGAGCTTCGCGGTGGTGAATTGCAGAGTTAAAACGCTCAACCGTGAAGATCAGCACCACGGCGCCACCAGCGAAGTTCACTCAGAAAACTGGAGAACATCATGGTTCATCAGCACTACGGTACACAGACGGTAAACCGCGGCGCAGTTCAGCCTGGAATGCTCGTCAAACACAAGGACTCAACCTGGACGGCATCAGCTAACGCTCGTGGTCGTTTGTATCTGCATCGCGGCGTTGAGATGACTTACACCAGGGATTTGCTGGTTGAAGTTTATCTGAACGGTCTGGGGAATGGCCTCAGCCATTAACGGAGAGTGTCATGCAAGACAAGAAATGCGGTTACTGCAGCAAGCCGGTTAAACCGGAAGAAGTAATCAAAAGCACCCTTCTCTATCGCAACGGCTCACAGCTGGCGCGCAAAGAAAAAGAGTATTGCTCCAAACGTTGCGCTTCGCACGACCAGATGGCTCACGAAGGCTAACGTAAAACCCGCGCAAGGCGGGATCTACGTCCGGTGGTACCGACCAAAGTTACACCGGAAACAACATTAAAACCAAAGTTAACCCAATGGGCGCTATCAATGGTCCGGGGATTCTAACACCCAAAAATGAGGATCTCACATGGAATTCTTTAATGTGGTTAAAGCCACTCAGAAATCCGGAAAGCAAGATGCAGTGGTCTGGTTCACTGCTAAAACCGAGGCTCGCGCCAATCTGATGCTGGATGTTGCGCTGGAAGATGTTGGCATCGAAACGGGTCGCGGTAAGGACTACGCTAAACCAATTCGCACAGATTTTCCTGTTGTTGATGACCTGCCGGAAGAAGGTGAAGTTGATTTCACCTGGTGTGATCGTTACGAACTGCAGGACGACGGGCGCACCTGGCTGCCAAAGGCCGCTGGCGACGTTGTCACCACTATCCCTGCCGATGTAAAAAATACCGATGAAGTAGCGACTTCTGACGTGAATGTATCGTTAGAAAACCGCACTCCAGCAGTCCGTTTTGCCTTCCATCTGATGAGCGATAAGTACCAGACTCACGTCACTAAAGAGCAGCAGCTGGCTGCCAGCGAAATGTCACTGGAGGAAAGCAATACCTATCTCCAGAACTTGCTGCAGGTTAAAAATGATGTTCCTGAAGTTGGCGAACTCAGTCTTAATGCTGAGTGGAAAATGATTCAGGCGATTAAAGACATCTTCGAACAGGGTGAAGAGCATGAACCTGAAGTGATCGCTGCTTTCATGTCTGACTGGGTGAACGCAGAAGCAGGTGATCGCAATCAACTGGTTGAAGACTGGCGCAGTGGAAAGTTTCCTCTGCTCAAAACTGAAACCACCAGCGTTGGTGATGAAGTCGGTCCCGAAGAACAATCTCAGCAGCCAGATCAGCCGAACCTGATCGTCGTAGCCACCCTGCCATTCCGTCAGCGTGTACTGGCTCAGTTCATCGGTGATGGTGAATATCTCTATCACATCGACGTTGGGCAGAAAAACGAGATTGTCCGCCTTGAGATGGACACTGATGACACGTACATCCAGAACCTGCTGCTGGCTGCTGAGAATGTGGAGGCATTCAAAAAAGCCATTGAGCACGATATTCATAAAGTCGTGAATGCCGTTAAGAAAGTCTTCCCTGTCGACGGTAAGAAACCGGAGCTGGCAACAGTTATCCAGTTCCTGACGGTGTGGTTCAAAACTGAATACATCGATCGCGGCCTGCTGGTCAAGGAATGGCAGAAAGGCAATCGTGTAACAACCATTAATCGCACACCTTCAGGTGCGAACGCCGGCGGCGGCATTGTCTCTGACCGAAAATTCCCGCAAACCATTCTCGGTCTGGAGCATGAGATTGCTCTGGCGTTACGTGCCCGTGACCGCGAATTTGATATTTACAACGTCCCTCTGGATATAGAACTACAGGCAAACTCCATCATGAATAAGATGGACGATCCCGAATGGCTGGCGACTCGAGAGAGATTCGTTTCAATTCCTGGTGGCCTGGACTACTCACGTGCCTGCATCATCGCAACAGTAAAAACCACACCAGAGGGGCTTTATGCTGATCCTGTAAAACACCAAGAATATTTGAATAGAGTACTGACGGAAACCGACCACACAAACCCAGATCCGTTGCTCGTTGATATAGCCTGCGGTCGTTCGTCTATGCCTGTACCTATGAAACAGGAAAAAGTAACGGCTGAAGAGGTAAACAAAATTCTTGCAGCTTCCCGCGGCGAATATGTTGAGGGGATTAGTGACCCTACAGACCCGAAATGGATCACAGAAGACCTCGCATCAAACGACCAACAAAAAGATGACCGTTCACCAGTTAAAGAGGAAACCACCAGCAATGTGCAGATGGAAGAAACTTTCAGTGATGAAGAACAGGCTGGTAATGAAGTGCAGCCAGGCGAAAGCAGTCTGGAAACTGGTGAAGAGTCACATACCGGCCAGCAAGCCGATGTAAACCAGAATGCGGACTCTGTCGTCCAAAATAGCGATTCTGTAAACCAAGCCGAACCAGTTGCTGCGCAAACCGAGCCAGAAGCGAAATCTGACGAACCGGCTGTTGTGTATCCCGCTTACTTCGAGCCTGGGCGCTATGAAGGTCTGCCGAACGAGGTTTATCACGCAGCGAACGGGATCAGCAGCACGCAGGTAAAAGATGCCCGCGTCAGCCTGATGTACTTCAACGCGCGCCACGTCGCCAAAACGATCACCAAAGAGCGTTCTCCGGTACTGGACATGGGTAACCTGGTGCACGGCCTTGCGTTGCAGCCAGAGCAGCTCGATGAAGAGTTCAGCGTTGAACCGATGATCCCGGAAGGCGCGTTCACCACAACGGCAACAATCCGCGCGTTTATCGATGAGTACAACGCCAGCCTGCCAGCGCAATTGAGCGCCGACGATATCAAAGCGTTGCTGGAAGAATACAACACCACTCTGCCTGCTCAGGTGCCACTGGGTGGGTCCGTCGAGGAAACTGGCCAGAGCTACATGTCTCTGCCCGAAGAGTACCAGCGGATCGAAGCGGACCAGAAACAGACCGCAGCGGCGATGAAAGCCTGCATCAAGGAATACAACGCCACTCTGCCTGCTCAGGTGAAAACCAGCGGCAGCCGTGATGCGTTACTCGAGCAACTGGCAATCATCAATCCCGACCTGGTGGCGCAGGAAGCGCAGAAGCCTGCGCCGCTGAAAGTGTCCGGTACCAAAGCGGATCTGATCCAGACCGTGAAGTCTGTTAATCCGGACGCCGTCTTTGCCGACGAACTGCTGGATGCCTGGCGTGAGAATCCGCAAGGGAAAGTGCTGGTCACTCGCCAGCAACTGAGCACCGCACTGGCCATTCAGTCGGCATTACTGGCGCACCCAACCGCCGTGATGCTGCTTCAGCACCCGAGTCGCGCCGTTGAGGTCAGCTATTTTGGCTTTGACGATGAAACCGGTCTGGAAGTCCGCGTGCGTCCTGACCTTGAGATCGACCTGGACGGCGTGCGCATCGGTGCTGACCTGAAAACCATCAGCATGTGGAACATTAAGCAGGAAGGCCTGCGCGCCAAACTGCACCGGGAAATCATCGACCGAGACTACCACCTGAGCGCCGCCATGTATTGCGAGACCGCAGCGCTGGACCAGTTCTTCTGGATTTTCGTCAACAAGGACGAGAACTACCACTGGATTGCCATCATCGAGGCATCCGCCGAACTGCTGGAACTGGGCATGCTCGAGTACCGCAAGGCGATGCGCGCTATCGCTACCGGCTTTGACACTGGCGAATGGCCAGCGCCGATCACCGCTGATTACACCGACGAACTGAACGACTTCGACCTGCGCCGCCTTGAAGCGCTGCGTCTGGCTTAAGGGAGGATTTGACCATGCAAAATACCAACATCATTACGACTGAGCAGGCTCCTAACACCATTTCCGCCAGCAACGCTGTATTCAACGTGCAGGCGCTCGGCCAGCTTACCTCTTTCGCTGAATTGATGGCGCAGTCTGCCGTCACCGTCCCCAAACACCTAGCGGGGAAGCCCGCCGACTGTATGGCGATCGTCATGCAGGCTATGCAGTGGGGAATGAACCCATACGCAGTTGCCCAGAAAACGCATCTGGTCAACGGCGTTCTGGGTTACGAAGCGCAACTGGTTAACGCAGTGATTTCCAGTTCCAGCGCCATTATTGGTCGCTTCCATTACGAGTACGGCGGTGACTGGGAGAAAATCGCCGGGAAAAAAGACGGCCGCGATGAATTAGGCCTGTTTATCCGGGTCGGCGCCGTACTGCGGGGAGAAGATGAAATCACCTGGGGTGAGCCAATCTACCTGGCGGATATCACCACACGTAACTCCCCATTGTGGAAAACTGCACCAAAACAACAAATCGCTTATCTGGCAGTGAAATACTGGGCTCGCCTGTACTGCCCAGAAGTCATCCTCGGCGTCTACAGTCCAGATGAAGTTGAGCCACGCACTGAGAAAGAGATTAACCCGGCACCGAAACACGTTAACCTGGCTGATATCTCAGGTGACACTGTCACAACCACGCAAAGCGCACAGGAATCATCGGTAAATATCGACTCACTGGCTGATGATTTCCGCGAGCGTATAGATGCTGCACAGGATGTTGATAGCGCCAAAGCGCTGCGCGCTGATATCGAAAGCGCGAAGGTTACGCTGGGTTCAGCCCTGTTCACTGAGCTGAAGAACAAAGCGGTGAAACGTTATTACCTGGTTGATTCACGCAACAAGGTTGAAGCCGCAATCAACTCCCTACCGTCTCCGGACGAACCGGGTGCAGCAGCACGTTTCGGGGAAGTTGAGCGAGTTCTTGCAACGGCGAAACGTCATCTGGGCGACGAACTGCACGATCAGTTCAGCATCACACTGGCGGATATGAAACCGGAATACGTGGGCTAAGGGAGGCGGGAGGGTCCGCCCTCCCACTAAGGAGATGTAATGCGACTAATTAACCGAGCCAATCAGCAGTCTCCGTTAGCGCGTCAGGCATGCGACATCGCGCTGGCCACTCATCACGAACGCTACGGCGACTACGGACGCAGCAAGATGAAGGAAACGTACACGGTGAGAGTTGAAGGTGTGAAGGTCTGGGTGGAGGTAGTGAACCGCAAGGCGAGTTACGTGGCCACGGCGATGACAGGCATGCGCAGATTGCGAGCGCTGCCGGGTCAGGTGAGTTGATATTACTTTTATAAATGGCCCAGTACGGGCCATTGGAGAAAAACGATGGATGATATTTTGCTGACGTCAGACCTGACCAGTCGATACAAAATCTCACGTAAAACCCTTTGGTCATGGCAAAGCACAGAAACTATGCCGCGGGGTTTTGCGAAGCCGTTCCCTGCTCCTGATTTTCCTGGTAACCCAAACCGCTGGAAGTCGGAGTCAGTCAAAGAGTGGGAAGGTGTGAAACAGCCAATTAACTGAATGGCTCACCAATGATACTTTCAAGATGGCTCTGCCAAACGTGGAGCCAGTGTTTTTGATCATCGATGTAGTCATGCAGGTTATAGTGCGCCATCACGCCAACCATTTGGTGACCAAGTAACTTTTCAATCACATGCGGCGGACAGCCAAGTTCTGAAAGATTTGTTGCGATTGTTCTTCTCATATCATGGAGAGACCAGGGCTCCATGCCGGATTCTGACCAAATATACCTAGCATAGTTCGAAGCAACTGGCGGATGAACCGGGACGTCTTTAATTTCCCCATCCAGTAAGCGCTGTGAAGTGACTAAATGCTTTGTGTTGATCTTCTCAAGATGATTTTTTACCAGTCCCACCGCAGCATCAGAAAGAGCCCTTCTCATGTGCACTCGCGTTTTGTAACTTCCAGCAGGAACTATCCATTCATTTTCATCCAGCTTGAACCATGACCTTTCGCTCAACCGAATCTCTGCCGTCCTACAGCCGGTCAACATAATAAATTTCACAAGAAACACGGACTCTATGGACATGCGGTTTTGCAGCCACCGATAAATAGCCACCAGTTCACGATCATCCAAGCGCCGCGTTCTCTTTTTCGGTTTTTGGCCAACGTCAGTGGGTAGCAATCCCTCGAGCGGATTGGTCGATATTACGCCTCGGTTAATACAGAACCTGAATGAGCGTTTGCACAGCGAAAGCATATAATGAGCCATCACCCTGCTTTCAATCTGATCAAAAACATCTATCCAGTGCCTTTTTGTCGAATTGTCTACTTTGACGTTTCGCATCGGCTCGGCGATATGCTTGGCAAATACCAACTGATAATAATCTGTCTTTGTCAGTTGATTAGCGATGCAGTGTTTCTCGATCCAATAATTGAATGCTTCCGATACGGCCATGGAACCTTCGCGGGTCAATTTCTCCAGCTTTACTTGCTCTCGGGGATCGAGTCCTTCAGTAAGCCAGGTTCTGAATTGCTGACGCCTTTCCCTTGCCTGAGCAATACTCATTGCTGGATAATCGCCGACATTGAGTTTTACAGCTTTGCCAGCCCATCTGTACCGGTAGAAGAAAGAGACCTTTCCGGCCTGACTGATCCTTGCGTTGAGTCCGTGAGAATCTGAAATAGTTTCGATATCATCGCGTTTCTTGCCAAGAGCCTTCCTGAGCTTTGTGTCAGTGATCATTGAATGGGTACACATTTGGCTTTTGAGTACGCAAAAGTGTACACAAAACTCATTGCTCAAAGATACCCGCAATGTAACACTTGTACTCGGAGTGTGATAATTGGAAGGCTGAAAGGCAGGCGGCAGAAGGGTTCAGCGTAACAGAACGTTTTTGTGCGAAATTCTTCGAAATGGGCTGAATGACAATACAAAAAAGTATTTTAAAAACAAAACGAAAAGCAGACATTGGGCACCGACAGCGGTGCCCTTTTGAGATCAGATGTTGTGGATCGCAAACAGCAACGAGTTACGTTGATGGTTGAGAATACACTTTCTGATGGTATGGATACGCATATTACGGCGCGATTGTCCTTCAAGCCAACGTGCTTTACGGCGGCTAGCCTGACGCAGCATCCGCCAGCGTCCCACTTCCGTTCTACTACGCTTCATGTTTACTACTCTTTCAGTCACTGAGCGGCCATTATAACGCCACACCGAATGCAGACCAGTGGTTTTCCCGTGTTTTTATTTGCCAGATTAATCCTGATGCGTAAACTCTTAACAATACGCTTTCAAAAGGATTTTTAAATTTATGACAACCTTCTACACCGTGGTGAGTTGGCTGGTCATTCTGGGTTACTGGGTACTCATTGCTGGCGTAACATTACGCATTCTAATGAAACGACGCGCAGTGCCCTCCGCAATGGCCTGGCTTTTGATCATCTATATTCTGCCATTGGTAGGGATCATTGCTTATCTTTCCTTCGGTGAGCTCCACCTGGGTAAACGTCGCGCCGAACGCGCCCGGGCAATGTGGCCGTCAACGGCCAAGTGGCTGAACGATCTTAAAGCCTGTAAGCATATTTTTGCGCAGGAAAACAGCAGCGTCGCGTCATCCTTATTTAAGCTGTGCGAGCGTCGTCAGGGAATCGCTGGCGTTAAAGGGAATCAATTGCAGTTGCTCACCAGTTCAGAGGACGTGATGCAGGCATTGATCCGTGATATTCAACTGGCGCGTCACAACATCGAGATGGTGTTCTACATCTGGCAACCAGGCGGTATGGCCGATCAGGTCGCCGAGTCATTAATGGCTGCCGCAAGGCGTGGAATTCACTGCCGCCTGATGCTGGATTCCGCGGGTAGCGTGGCGTTCTTCCGCAGCCCATGGGCGGCGATGATGCGTAACGCGGGTATCGAGGTTGTTGAAGCGCTGAAAGTAAACCTGATGCGTGTATTTTTACGCCGTATGGACCTGCGTCAGCACCGCAAAATGATCATGATCGATAACTATATTGCTTATACCGGCAGCATGAACATGGTCGATCCGCGTTTCTTCAAACAAGATGCCGGCGTCGGGCAATGGGTGGATTTGATGGCGAGAATGGAAGGCCCGGTAGCCACCGCTATGGGCATTGTCTATTCCTGCGACTGGGAAATTGAGACCGGCAAGCGCATTCTGCCCCCGCCGCCAGACGTCAATATCATGCCATTTGAGCAGGCCAGTGGCCACACCATTCACACAATCGCTTCGGGACCTGGCTTCCCTGAAGATTTGATTCATCAGGCGCTGTTAACCGCGGCTTATTCGGCGCGTGAATATTTAATAATGACCACGCCCTACTTCGTTCCCAGCGACGATCTGCTGCACGCGATCTGTACAGCGGCGCAGCGCGGGGTCGACGTCAGTATTATTCTTCCACGCAAGAATGATTCCCTGCTGGTTGGCTGGGCAAGCCGGGCCTTTTTCACTGAGTTGCTGGCGGCTGGCGTTAAAATCTATCAGTTCGAAGGTGGCTTACTGCACACCAAGAGCGTACTGGTCGATGGCGAGCTGAGCCTGGTCGGTACCGTTAACCTGGATATGCGCAGTCTGTGGCTCAATTTTGAAATCACGCTGGTCATTGATGATGCCGGATTCGGTGGCGATCTCGCGGCAGTACAGGATGATTATATTTCGCGTTCCCGTCTGCTTGATGCCCGTTTGTGGGTAAAACGACCACTCTGGCAGCGGATCGCTGAGCGACTGTTTTACTTCTTTAGTCCGTTGCTGTAAAACGTGCCCATCAGACAGTAAACAGGTAGTCATTATGGATATGGATTTGAACAATCGCCTGACTGAAGACGAAACGCTTGAGCAGGCTTACGATATTTTTCTCGAACTGGCTGCGGACAACCTGGATCCAGCCGACATCATTCTGTTCAATTTACAGTTTGAAGAGCGCGGTGGTGCCGAGTTATTCGACCCGGCAGAAGACTGGCAGGAGCATGTTGATTTTGACCTGAACCCTGACTTCTTTGCCGAAGTGGTGATTGGTCTGGCAGATACAGAAGACGGCGAGATTAACGATATTTTTGCGCGCGTTTTATTATGTCGCGAAAAAGATCACAAACTCTGCCATATTCTCTGGCGCGAGTAACAAACAAAAAAGCTGCTCTCGCAGCTTTTTTCATTTTTATCCCGGCAGTTTACTTCCGCAGCGGTTACAAAACTGCGCACTATGTTCATGCTGCGCCTGCTGACACTGTGGACATCTACGCTGATATCCGCGCTGTTGGAACGCACTGCTCATGTGTGTGGTTATCAATCCGGTCGGTATCGCAATCACAGAGTATCCAATCAGGATAAGCACTGACGCCACCATGCGTCCCAACGGCGTGTGCGGTGTAATGTCACCGTAGCCGACGGTGGTGACCGTAACAATAGCCCAATACACAGACGCATTCAGCGTAGTAAAGCCATATTTGGGCCCTTCTATCAGATACATCATCGCGCCGAAAACAACCATCAGAATGGCAATAAAGGAATAGAACAACATCAGTTGATGACGGGCGCTTTTTAACGCATTCCAGAACACTCGCAGAGAAGGCATAAAACGCAGCAGCTTGAGAATACGCAAGACGCGCAGGACACGCATCGCTCGCCAGGCGAAGACATAGCTCAGACTGATTTCAGGCCATAGCCACATCACGTACAGCGGTAAAATGGTGGCCAGATCGATAATCCCCCAGAAGCTAAACACATATTTTGCGGGATTGGCCCAGCTGCATAAGCGAAGAAAATATTCGAGGGTAAAGACCAGAGTAATAAAGATCTCCAGCCAGACAAAAATGCGCCATTCCTCGAAGGTTAAATGGTATTGCGTCCCGACGCCGGACTCAATGAAGATAACAATAACGCTGAGCAAGGCGAACAGCGCGCACATACCTTCAAAGCGACGCCCTGAACGGGTGTTTAAATCGAATAATTTGCGATAGAGCGCGCGGCGGACAGAAGAGACTAAACCTGACACATATACCTCACCAATAAATATCCTCCGGCATAGCCGGAGGTTTTTCGGATGCGCCTATAAGGCTCTGTTA